AAAAATACCCCTCCCAGCATAAGCCAGGAGGGGTAAATATTACTTAATGCCGGCGATATATCCATCGTCATTCGTGGTGACTGTGATGTCGCCTGTGAGAAGCTTTCCTTCCTTATCGAAAGCACAGATATTGTCTGCTCCGACTTCGTAAAGGCAATCTTCAACTCGTGAGCCATCGGAACGCAGATAGAACCAGTCATTGTCTAGCTTGAGCCAGCCAGTAATCATGCGACCAGTCTCGTCCAGGTAGTACTGCTTGCCGTCACGTTCAGCCCAGCCCGTGGCCATGCGACCATCAGAGAGAAGCATATACCAGCCGTTGTTGTATTCAAGCCACTTATCGAACTGCAATGCGCCGTCCTCGCCGAAGTACCACCAATACTTATCCGAGTCACTCCAAGAAGCGAATACCCAACCAGTTAACATCCAACCGGACTCGTTGAAGTAATACCAGCCGTCGCCAACTTTGAGCCAACCTGTGGCGTAATCGTCAGCGGTCGCGCCCGTCTGATACCACCATGAGCCTTTGCCGTCGGTATGCCAGCCACGCTCGTCTGTTGAACGTGCGCCAGTCATAACCTCATACCAGTAGCACACACGCTCCATATAGTGAGTATTCTGAGAGCCGGCAAGCTCGCCAGGGCAAGCGGTCGCCACGATCTGTTTGTGTGGTCGGACGTTGCCGCCCCAACGTGGATAGCCAAGTCCGTACTTAATGAGAAGAGCGGCCACGAGGTGTGCGCCGCTCTCTAGGGTAGCTTCAGAGACAGTCCAGGGCGATGTGGAGTTGTTTGCGTGCTCAATGCTAATACTCTCGCAATTAGCCACCCAACGACCACACGCCCATGCGGTATTGCTCTCCAGTACGTGCTGGGTGATAGTGCCCACACCGTCCACAGAATAGTGTGCAGATTGTGCCTGCATCCTATCCCACATGGCAGTAATGGCTGCACCGTCTAAACCTACGGCAGCTTCATGGTGTACCACGATATACTGCACAGAATGACCGTCTCGCCCAGCTGAATACGCTGACGTTGGAATATAAGCGTCGGCGGTAATTTGCCCAGAAAAATCAGCCATTAGTGTGTCTCCTCGGTTAAAGGGCTCGCGCTTGGTTTGTCGTATGTCATTGCACGTGCAGAATCGCTAATGCCTTTTGTGGTTGGGTCAACCGTGACGCCAATAGCGCCCAGGACCGCTACAATCACGGTGCCAATCAAGTAAGGGTTACTGATGAACTTAACGAATACATCAGCAAGGCTTCCCCAAGTAGTCAAATCGGAATAAGCCAGTCCGAGGTATGCCAGGATAGGACTCATGACAATTCCAACCATTCCCAGCCACCAAGCGGGGTTGTGAAGACGTACTTTCCAGTTAATCATGTGAATCTCCTTAGATAAGAATTAATGTGTATTCGCCTGCTCGAGGCGCTCTAGCCGTCCCGCCTGTGTACGGGTCACATCCTCAACCACAGCCAGACGGGTGTCATGAATAGAGAGGGCATCACGGATATTCGTAATAGTCTCATCGGTGCGAGCCATGTACGCTGTGAAGGCTTTCTGCGTGTCGTCTATGTCTCCCTTGAGCTGCTTCACGCCTTCCTCAATGCGCACGAGTCGCATGGCATCTTCCTGGCTTGCACGGTTCATCGCCTTGGCGCCGTTGATAAGTGTCAGCACCATGCCGAGAAACGATACAGCAGCGACAATCTGCTCGAATGTTAGTGGATTCATAACCTCACCTCTATTCCATGCTCTTAGGAAGTATTGGAATAATTCCAGTCGCGTAACCGCTACTGTTGTTGTAGAGGTAAATATGCTTATTACTACCACCAGCTGCGCCAATCCAAATTTTGGCGGTGTTATTGCCTGTCTGTGTGCCCATTGGGTAATACCCCTCAATGGCTGGCAGAAGATTGTCTGGCATTTCTGCCGTGGTGGTACGAGCCGAATAACCAGCTGCAAGATAAACATCTAAGTACATCATGCCACCACGAACACAGTAGCGAACACGGCAAGCGCCATCGTCTTGTAAGGTAGTCCAGGGAACGAACTTCATCATCTTGGCGAGGTCGTTGATAGAGGTTGTTTGATATGAACTTTTGTCTTTGGGCATTATTCCTAGCCCTCGATTGTTCAGCAAAATATTTGTGCCAGCAATCTGTGTTTGTAGATTCTGACCGCTTAAAAACACTGTGTCTTTTGCGGTTAAACCAATACTCTCTGAGTAAAGAGAAGTACCTTTCTTAACAACGTCAGGGCTTCCTGTCGTGCTGTTGGTGACCACGGTTTGGTCCGCATCAATAATTAACTTGTCTCCTGCAAGACTTGCCCTTTTACTTGCAAAAGATGCGTTGAGAGTCTTACCATCCATGAGCCAAACACCATCTTTATTGACCCATACGAATTGTTTAGTCTTATCACCAACATAAGCGCCGCCTGCATCATGTGAGAAGGCATTTGACAGGTTATCAACCGTTGCCTTAACCTCTGCCGCCTTGTTGCTTGCTTCCGTTGCCATGGTCTTTGCCTCCTTTGCTGCTGTTGTTGCGTTCTTCGCGTCTGTGGCTACGTGGCTCACTTCCTCTGCCGCACGCTCAGCCTTAGCCGCGACAGTCTCAACCTTCTCCGCCGCTGCTGTTGCGGTTGTCGCAACGTCAGCAATCTTCTCTGTTGCTGCGTCAGCCTTCTTCTCAACTGCCGCCGCCTTCTCCTCAACGGCTGCAACTGCTACAGTCGTCTTGTGGGTGTCTTCTACCGTTTTGCGCGTGGTCGATGCGAGGGCGGTCAGACGCTTCTCAGTGGCTTCCTGCGTGCGTTCCTGGGACGTTGTTCCGCTCTTGGTCAGCGTACCTTCGATTGCGCCGAAGCTGTATCGCGTGGCCTTCGGGTCCACGAGGTTAATCGTTCGACCAACGCAAAGCATCATGCGGTCGATGCCATGTGGCTCGCTTGTAACCTGGACGCGCTGCAAGTAATCAATCTGCTGAACAGCCGCGTCCGCGTAGTGTAGATCCGTAGCGCTTACGGTGATGGAATCAGAGAGCTTGCCCGCGGCAAGGTCAGCCACTGCTTTGTCTGCAAGTGCCTGTGGCTGGTTCAGATGGTCATACTCCATCAGCTTCTCGATGACGCCGTAACGCTCAGCCATTGCAGTATCAACAACCGCATCGCCGATAATGTCATAGCCACCGCCAACGTAAGCGTGCTCGTCGTCGATGGTTACGTCCTTCTCGTCTTCGCCTTCGCCGGTCTTTCCTACAGGAACGATGGCCGTGTAGATGTCCTTACCGTCCGCGCCGGTGTTTAGATCCAGAAGGTTCTGGCCAAGCTCTACAGACTGAACAGCTTCGCTTGAGCCGTCCGCGTTCAGCCAATCGAGGTAGTTATCCTCGCCCACATAGCGAACACGGAAATAACCGCCGCAGAGCTTCGTGAGCTTCTCGCGCATCTCTTTCAATGTGGTCGGACGAGTTCCTGTACCACGCTGTACCACTCCATAATTAACGCCAGCGTTAATGCCTACCTTGAACTTCTCGCATCGGTTAGACACGCGCGAGTTGTGTTGCTCGATGAACCACTCGAACAGCTCGCCAGCTTTAGCGGGGGCGTTAATCTCACAGTCAATCTCGTCAGTGTCATATGTCTTATATGGACGGACGGTGGTGTCGTTGAGGTACGCCATCGCACCTTCACAAGTGACATCAATAGATCCATTCATGGACATCGACACTTTGCGAATACGACCACGGAAGAGAATCTTCTGTGTCTCGTATTCCGTGAGCTCAATCTCGCGCTCGGTGTTCATGACCGATTCACGATTGAATGCGCGCCAGAGTGGGTGTGTTGGCTGTACGGTAAAAGAAAGAGTCGGAGACTGCCCCGACTCTTCTACAAGCTTACCGGCTGAAATCTGCACGCCTTCCTCACGCGGATCATGAATGACGTTTCCCGCATAAGTCAGCACATACATTTAAGCCACCCTCTCCCACATATAGACTGCCCTGTAAGGTGGCATGTTGTTGTGTGGCTGTCCACCGCCGACTGCATCAACTTGGAAGCGGTAATTGGTGTAGGTGTCCGCTGAGCGTGCCGTCCACTGTGTGCCACCGCCATTGTCCGTGCCATAGTGCATGGAGGTGTCATGGCTGTGGCTTGGCATCTCGTTAATGGTTAGCGTGTGAGTGTCCTCGCCGCCTGTTGAACCGGCTGGGAACTTCTGCGACTGAGCCAGAAGGAACACACCATTCAACGCCTGCCATGTGCCGCCAAGAAACGTCGCAGGGTCAGTTGGTTTGGTACTTTGATAAATCGCGCCTACTGGAAACATAGCGTCCAGGAGGTCGAAGTTCTTGGCGAGGTCCTTAATAGTCTGAACAGTCTCGTCCGTGACGTCAGGCTTCGTGAGACCCAGCCTTGGAGTCTTTGTGCTCATTAAATATCCTTCCAATCGAAGTCGAGCATAACTGTTGTGTTGTTGTGCGTCTCTGCGTCATCGACGTATGCATGCTCGTGCCACGTTCCGCGCATGTCCTGCCACTTCTTACCAGCAAGACTGGACCACTTCAGACCCTTGAGCCTGTTCTTTCCAGCACGGCCAATGTATGCCAGGCTTGTGCCGTCAAGCTGCTCCCATGTAAGTCCCGCATAGTCGCGCCAGATGGCCGTTCCGTAGTCCGGCGTAGTGTTTACGGTTACGCGGTTCTTTCCGTTGTGAAGTTCCAGGTCACGGTTTATCCACACACCCGGCTGAAGGTCAACGGTTCGCCCGTTGATGTTGACCAGGGCGCGTGTTTGGCATGTGATGGTCGGAACCACCGCATGCGCGGGACCGTCGATGATGTAGGTCTTACCAAGTTCACCGTCGAGCTCGTAGTGCATGACGCCGCGCGACTTGTATGGATCTGCAGTGATTGTTAGCTTGATGTCCGCCGTCTCGTCGTAGAGCGTCTGGGAGGTGACCTCGAAGCGTCCTGTGTACGTATAACCCTCGTCCCAGGACAGGGTGAACTCTAAGCGCCTACCATGGAGCATGTTACGCAGAGCGGTCAGCGTCATCTCGACGCTTGACCAGTCGTGCGTGTCGAGCGGTGAGAGTGTGATGGTGATTGTCCGCTTGTCGAATACCGGAGCACCAGTCAACCACTCAGACAAGTCCAGCACGCCGTCGCGTCCAGGGATAGACACCGTAGACGTTCTGGTGGCTGGTGGCTTGTCTGTGTAGTTCGTAACTGCCAAACGGTAGATGGCGCAAAGCGGCACTCCATCAACCACAACTTCATACGTGTCTGTTAGTTCCGTCATCTGTTTGCCACCACCTTATATTCTCCGAGGTTCGAGTCAACGTAGGGCGAGACGATTGAACCGACCGTCTGTCCATCCATCACAACGCGCATATTGCGCACATCTTCACGCAGTCCAGCAATCTCGCTAATCAGCTCGTCGTCACTCTTAGAGTTGTTCACTGCGTCGCTGATGTAGCCTGTGAGCGTGCTAATTGGTGCGACTGCTTCAGGTCCTGCTTCTCCGCCAAACATGGCATTGTTCCCGTTCATGCCGAACATGGTCGGCTGCGTGAGTACAGCGCCTTTTGCGTACCACTCAATGCCCAAGCTTGGGACTGATGGTGGAGCGAGCGAGAATGTGCCGGAGATGCTGAAGTGCGGGAGTTTAATCTTTGGGAACTCAAGATGAATACCACGGAAGAATCCCGCAATGGCGTCCAAAGCCCCTGAAACGATATTCTTCGAGTCACCCATGACATTGCCAATCGTGCTCGCGATACCGTGGAAGATGTTGCCCACCATGGTTGAGATGCCATTAAATACACTAGAAAAAATGTTCGCGATTCCGTTGACAATGCCAGACAGTATGCCTTGAAGGCCGCCCATAATTCCCGAAATGATGTTACTCATGCCCTGGAATACTGTCTGCGCGCCGTTTGCGGCCATCTGCCAGTTGCCTGTGAAGATACCAACGAATACACCAACAACTGTCTGAATAATGCCTGTGACTGTTGTAATAACTCCAGCAATAACATTCATAGCAGCTGAGACAATCGCTGCAGCAACCTCAAAGGCTGCGCCGAATATCGTAGAAACAATCGTGGCGATTGTGGTTAATGCCACTCCTAGATTCTGCAGATATGCATCAATCAGTGGCTGAATAGTTGCAATAAATGGCGCGAAAATCTCCTGTAGCTGTTCTGCCATCTGCATTTGTGTCGCAATCATTCCGCCAACAGCTTCACCGAACCCACTGAATGCTTCGACGATAAGACCCGCGCCCGTGCTTAGTCCGTCAAGTGCAGGCTGCAGGATACTCATAACAAAGTCGGCCACCGGCTGCATGGACTGAAGCCACGCGTCGAATCCTCCGCCAGTGGATAGATTTGTGATTGCATCCGCCAGTTGCTTGATGAGATCCGCTGCGCCATTGACAACAACCGCGAACGCTCCGCCGAGTACCTCAACGATTGAGTTGAGCACCGGAACGATGGCGTCTATTGCAGCGCCGAAGATTGGCCCTAGGGCGTTACCAAGCTCACCAAGCGCGCCCATAAGATTGCCGAGCGCACTCTGCAACGGTGGCGACACCGCGACCAAGCCAGCAAACGCAGCGATGGCGATTCCAACGGGACCACCCAACGCCCCAAGCAAGCCAGACAGAGGGCCGAGCATAGCGCCAAGCACTGGGATATTGGCAATAACCGGAGCAAGGCCACTGAGAGCCATAGCGCCAAACGCCGCGGCGATAGGAGCCACGAACGTCGGAATATTGCCGAGCTGCTTGCCCATGGCGTCAATAGCCGGTGCCGCTTGCTTGAACGCATCAACCAATATTTGAATAGCCTGCGTGAAGATTGGAGCGGTCAAACGTGACAGAGCCGCGCGAACGTTAGCAAATGAGCCAGCCAATGTATCGCCGGATGATAGAGCAGCTTCGCCTAGACCGATGCGCATGGCTTCCGAGAATGTGTGGAAGTCAATCTGTCCCTTGGAGACCATCTCGGAGACTTCCTTGGACGTCTTGCCAAGGTATGTTCCAAGAAGTTGCAGAACTGGCACGCCAGAGCTTGAAAGCTGCATCATGTCATCGCCCATCAGCTTGCCGCGCGATGCGACGGAGCTGAAGATGACGCCGATGTCATTAAACGCTCGGCCAGATGCCGCCGCAACGTTCGCGACGGACTTCAGCGTGTTGGTCATATCCTCGCCGGACTTAATGCCAGCCGCAGAAAGCGTTGCCGCAGCTGTTGCTGCATCGCCCAGACCAAACGCCGTGCCACGTACTGACTGAGTGGCCGAGTCCATAATGGACTCAATGTCCTGGGCGTCATGGCCAAAGCCAGCGAGCTTCTTTCGTGCGTTGTCAATGTTCAGCGCACGGTCGATGCCGCCCTGGATGGCCATACCAGCAACCGCGGCAATTCCCGCCTGCCCTACGCCAATCAGTGAGCTCGTAATTTGCTGGGTGTTAGTACGCACGGCGTTCCAGGCGCCAGACAGTCCATTTTTAGCTGTGTTGGCAATGTTTGAAAAAACGCTCTGCGCTTTACTGCGTATAGCTGCAAACGATGACTGCACGCTGTCGGACGCGCCATCCATATTGCTGCCGATAGACTTCGACACGTTCTGCGCCTTGTTCTGGATCTGGCTGAGCGAAGACTGCGCCTTATTTACGCCATCAACAAAGCCATCGGCGTTAACGGTGAACTTTGCGGAGAGTGTATAGTCACTTGCCATATATACCTCCTCTCATGTTTATTTCTGTTGATTTGATAGAGCCTTCTCAAGCGCGGCCATTTTGTCGCGCGCTTCTTTCGCGCTCATGGTCTTTCTGTCAGGCTTGTTTGCTTCAACCCACAGAAGCTCAGGCTCTTCGCTCTTCTTCTTGTAACCATTGGCGAGCGCGTTCGCGATTGCTTCGTTGAGAAGCATCTGGTCATACGCGACGCGGTCATGCTCAGCTACTTGAAGAAGGGCAATCTGAGCCGTTGTGAGCCTGTTAAACTCGTCCGGCGTCCATCCAAAGCGAACAGCCGCCCACGCCCACATTGCGTCGCGCTCATAGCCTGTCAGTGGCTTCTGCGGCGCCTCTTGTGGTTGGGTGGCTTGTTGTTTGTTTGTGGACGGTCTGACCCAGCGCGGACTCTTCAGATCTATCGGAATAAAAAACCGCAGTCCTTCATGAGTGAGTCGCTTACGGCTTCAATCATCTGAGCGTAGCCGTGCTCCTGCAGGTACTTTCCAGCAAGCTCGATGGCCTGTGTTGGGTTGACCCATGCACTTTGGCCACTCTCACGGATGCCATAGGCGAAGAGAGTCTTAGTCTCACGCAGAGTTGGCTGAGCGGTGAATACGGAAATAATGCTTTTGTTTCCCATCGCACTCTCAGCCATCTCCACACGCTTCTCCGCGTAGAGAAGCTCGTATGTAGTACCGTCAACCTCGAAGGTAAAATCTGCCATTTCTTACTCCTTAACTAATAAAAAAGGGGCAGCCGAAGCTACCCCGTGAGTTGTGTTTGTGGACGCTTATCGTCCTGTTGGCTTGGTGATTGCCTTAGCCTTGGCGGCTGCGTCAATGTCAAACCACGTCCACTTGCCTGTACCTGTGAGAGATACAGACGCGGTGCGTACATCGTCGGTTGGCGAGTCAGCCTCGTACTTGGTAACGATGACAGCGCCGCCACCGATTGGCGTGAAGTCTGTATTGTCCAAAAACTCCTTGACGCACAGAATAGTGCCATCGGCAAGTGCCTGGCGGAACAGTTTATCGCTCTCAGCGTCCTTCACGGCCACTGTATCAACGGAAACCTCGAAGGAACGGGTGGATGCGCGGTTAACCTTCCACGCACCTCGAGAAGACTTCGTGGAGACGCTCGTAGTATCAGCGGAAAGCGATACCTTGTGAGACTTCTCGCCAGCGATTGCGAGAAGCTTAGAGCCGTCCGCACTGAATACGCCGAGAAGTACCTCTGCGCCGTTTACAGCGTTCACGCCGCCGGCAGAGACGTCACAATATGCACCACTATCGAATGCAGTTGAATCTGGCATAGTAATGCCCCTTTCTATTTAATAATCAGACCATAGGAGACGACCACTTCAAACGGCACAACCGCGTGCCATTCTCCTGTTTCGTCTCGCTTGATTGTGTTTAGACCGTTATCCGTTTGACGGATGACCTGGAACGGACAAGCCAAACTAATTGGCTGGCTCATGGCTTCTTCTAAAGCCGTCACCATCTTGAATATCTCCTCGCGCGTCTTAGACGGCTTGGAGATTGCGTGCAGCTCGATGGTGTAAACGTCCAGCCACATTGTTTTTGTTTTGTCCGGACGAACTGAGAGTGCGCCGACGGAATAAAGAGGAGAGGGTTCTTTATTCGCGTCGGTCACACATTTAACGCCCGTGCCTTCTTTGACACGTGCCACAACCGCCGCGACAAAGTCGTCGAGCGGGAGTCGCCTTAATGCTTGCCTCATAAGCCCTTACTCCTTAGATACTCACCGCACCGCTTCTTCAGAACAGCGCGCGCCGCCTTGATCTCCGTAGCGAAGAAGTGCTGGCCTTCCACAAATGGTGCCTTTAAGCGCTTGCCAAGCTTCGGAACGTACTGGCCAACGTTTTGACGATGGCCATACTCAACGTGCGGAGCGTACTCGCCTGTATAGCCAATCTCTCCTTCGCCACCTTTGACACTTTGGCGAATGGATCCAATCAACTCGCCCGTGTCTCTCGGTGTGGTTGCGCGTAGGTCTTCGGCTATCTCATTCACGGTGCGCTTCATAACAATCTCAGGCTTGATGTTTGCAAGCTCCTTCAGTGCGTCGCCAAGTCCGCCATCGTCAAACTGTAGGCGAACACTAGGCATATGCATCACCTTTTAGCTTCTTCAGTGACAGAACGCGACGGCGTCCGAAGTCACTCACATGGATGACCTCGAAGACGTCACCAGCGTCAATCACGGGAAAGCGTACAAGAGACGCGCGGAGGGCAAGCTCGGCGGGAACTGTCGTGATAAGCGTCAAGTCACACGCCGCGTAATCGTTGCCTTCGTTTGCCGTCTCTACAAGCGATGCAGGGCATACCCTCGCCCGGGTGGTTGTTATCACCCGGCGCGAGAGCACGCGGTTTCCTAGCTTGTCGCGCGCGTCAGTGTCCGCGAGCTCAATCAACTCGCACATCCGCCACTTCATACGAACCTTACCTTTGGGAACTGCAGAGCGGCGGTATTGTCCGCCCTAGCAATCTCCGCCAAGGCGGAAAGCTCCGCGGCGTACTCGGCGAGCAAATCGTCCACAAACTGAAGGGACATAGTTCCGCCCTGCCCCTCCGCCTCCTGCGTGATACCTTCATCGAATCGGCGATTCACCGCTTTGACGGTCGCATCGACCACAAGGGACTCGGCTGCAGTTGGTAGCGTGGATACACCAACGCGCAAACAGATGCGGTCCGTGAGCGTATGCGTGACCTCTTCCAGCCACTTATCGCTCGGCTTATCCTCTACCGCTTCGAGTCGTGTTTTGACGCGATCTAATACGCTCATACGCTCACCTCCTTATCCGTGAATTAGACGGTTGCCTTAATCTCAGCCTTGACAACGCCGTCGGTAATCTCTGGGAAGATCTTGACGCCAGACATAACCAAGGTGTCGCAGGTTGCGTTATCGGTGTTGATATTGTGGGTAATACCAACGAAGCCGGTAGCGTCGGAGGTCAGTCCGAAAGTGGAAGCAAGGTCAGAACCGTTTGCTGGGATATATGCCAGGTTGAGGTTCATAGCTGCAGTACCAAAGAGAGTACCTGCCCTAACCGCGGAAGAGGTGATTGCGGTACCCAGGCCAAGGAAGTCCTTGAGATAAGTGATGCCTGCAGCGTTCTGGGTGGTTACGGTTGCGGTGCCAAGATAGTCAGCCACATCAAGAGGATTGACGAAGAAGACGAATGGGTTGGCTGCGTCAGTGTCGAATCCGTCATAGCCCTCGAACTTAGCGGTCAGAGTTGCCCAGAGGTTAGCCATAGCTGCCTGAAGGGTCTTGCCCTGCTTTGCTGCTGCAGTGGTGGTGGAGACGCTTGTAATCAGGTCGTTTCTGATGCCGCTCTGAATGGTGCCAATAAGCTGAGCGTCGGCTTCGTTGATTGCACGATCACGTCCGCGAAGCTGGATAGCTTCGGCAGAGGTTACACGACGATACTTTTTAAGAGGAAGCTCGATAGTCTGGTCAAGCTGACGCTTGATGTTAGACGCTGGAATGGTGTCACCCTCAGCAACTACGCCATTCTTAACGTCCTTCACGAACTTGTAGGTCTTGATGGTGCCACCCTGTGGTACTGGGATAAGGTTGGTAATACCGAGAGCCTTCTGAAGCTCCTGGATGCCCTGGGAGAATCGGTTGACATAGTCGATTGAAATCTCAGGAGCGATGTCGGTCTTTACGGTAAGTCCTGTTTCTGCTGGCATAATAAGCCACCTTTCTTAGTGTTAAACAAATAATCCGATGTTGTCGCGGATAGCTGCTTGGCGAGCGATTGGGTCTTTGATGGCCAAGATCTCTTCTTTGGTCATCGTCTTAGTGGCCACACCCGCCGCAGGAGCTTTGCCCGCGAGCTGTTTCTTCACGGCATCTTCTACGGCAGCCGTGAAAGCCGTTGAGAAAGCGTCAACGGACGCCTTTGTTTCCTCTGCAGTCTCACCCACTAAACGCGCGAGAATGCCATCACTGACCGCGATACCTTGCTCAGAGAGTTGACGACGAGACTCAGCCACCATCGCATTTACTGTGTCGCGACGCTTGTATTCGTCAAGCTCTTTCTGGACCTTGTCACGTTCGTACTCTGCTTTTTGCTGAGCATTCATCTCGGCCAGCTTTGCAGCTTCCTCAACCTTTGCGGCTTGCTGCTTTTCCCACTTCGCGAGACGCTTAGAGACAATCTCGTCAACATCAGCGTCCGTGTACTTTGGCTGCTGCTTGTTGTCCTGCTTTGGCTCTGTCTGTGTGGTGGCAGTCGCGTCCTTGTTAGCGCCTTCGCCATCCACTACAGGAGCCTGAGCTTGCTTAGTCTCCTCTGCGGTCTCTGTGGTTGTTGCTGCGTTTGTTTCTGCACCCATTGTTTTTTCTCCTAATCCCCGGCGCTCCCAGGCGCGTCGGCGTGCCTTTTCTCCTTAGCTTTTAGCGACATCAAAGCTTGGTCGATGCATTAAAAAAGCGACCCTCTAGTCGCTTTCAATACACAGTTCAACAATTTTCTCTAGTACCTCGTCCGTGGGACATCCTCGGCAACGCATGAGTTCGCGCTCCCCTGCGTCCACAACGCACACCGTCGGAAGGTGAGTGATGCTCTTCGCGTCCTTGGACCTTGGTGAGCAGTCCACGTCAACAATCTCGTACTCAATATCCTCTTCAGATAAAGCCGGAACTATCCTCTTGATAGTTCCGCGGCAGATGCTGCACCACTCGGCCATATAGATCACTACTCGCGCCATATTCTCACCCCCCCTTGGCGAGGTAATAAAAAAGCCACCCGGAGGTGGCTCGTGAAAGCTAGTTGATTGATGAAGGTTAGAACTTTACATACTTTGGAATACGACCGTTATCGTATGGATCCTTTGGAACGCCGCGCTCAATATATCCGTTAATTTGCTCAATAAGGTCTGCGTCGTCTTTCCAGTAGCCAGGAATGGTGGGAAATGGTTCACCAAACTTTACTTTATATGCTTTGAACGCATTAAAAAGAGCTTCTTTGTTGTCTGCCATTACATCCCTCCCATTTCCTCTATCATTTTCAGGAATACTTCAAACGCCTGCGGGAAATATTCTTTTATTTTGCTCAATGATATATCAGAACCAGTGACTCCTGCAAACATTTCAGCAAATCCTTCAGTAGATTGATTCTCTCCATCTTCGTCCCAGTATCCGTAAGGATGTCCCCAGATACCTTTTATTACTCCTTTAGTTGCTGCATCAAACATATCTGAAACTGCGTGCGCTTCGGCATCAGATAAGCCAGCGAGCTGTTCAAACATACGGAACTCAACCATATCTTCAAGGTCTTCAGGTGCAATTCCTTCATTTATTAATGTTTGCCTTAGACTTTGTATCGCTTTATTCGCATCGCTAGACAAAGCTTTTCTAAACGCTCCGTCTTCATATAGATACGAGAAAGGCCCGTCTCCTGAGCCATAAAGATAATCGATATTATGGCCAAACTCATGGAACCACGTATCTCCCGCCTCGCGTTTACCGTCGTCAAACAATCTCAAGTCAATTCCGACCTTATTGCTGACCGGATCATAATACGCTTCATATGTATCGAGGTAATCAGGCGCCAAGAATCGGTGTTCATTCTTAAAGTAAAGATTGCGTGCAGTTTTGTTTGAGCGTTTAAGGCGTTTATTCAGAAGCTTCTTGTGTTCTGCTTCGAGCTTTGTATAAACGGCTTCTTTTTTATTGATACGCTTTCTTGCAAAGAGATCTCGAATTCCTTCTACTTTCTTACCTTCTCCCTCCTCCTGCTTCTGTTGCCATGCGTCCCAGTCGTCCACAGCTGGCGCAATCTGACAGCGGCAATATGGATGGAGCGGCGGGAAGTTCACGCCCACCTGCATATCCTCGAACCTAAACGTAGATCCATTCACGCCTTCGCACTCTTCACAGGCGCGCTCGTCATGCACCACCTCGATGGTATAAGAGTCAAAGCCTTCACGCTTCAACTCCTCAACCTGCGCCATGCGTGAGACGTAGGTGCCCTCGGTGTAGACCAGGCGCATAAGTGAAGACTGCGGCACATCCACAAAGCGTTTCTCAAGAGCCTTCGCGATTCTCTGGTATGAATCACCGCGCGCGAGTGCCTTCGACATGTCCTGCGCCACGTAAGACGCGAGGGTCTCTGTGTTGTCCCAGATGCGCTGGGAATATGACGTGTTACCCGTCCACACGGTATCGACAAAACGGCGAACCGCGTCAGAGTCCATGCTGTAGAACGACCGACCAAATCCCATCGCTTCGGCCGCTGTGTTTGCACCGCGAAGAGACTGGCGCACGATGTGGTTGTCTATGCGCTGAACCACGTCTCCTGTTGCTTGGTAGAGGTGCAAGCGTGCGGACGCCTGTAAGCCTTCGAGCCTGTTCAGTTGGTAGATTGATTTACGCACATCCACAATGGACTGCATATCCGGGTGCTGGCGTAGAAACTCGTCACAGTCGCGAATAAGAAGCTCGCGGTCTTTAGGGTCCATCGTCTCCATAAGGCGGCGATATTCCAGAACGCCATTCTCACCGTAGCGTTGGTAGTACTCCGCAATCTCGCGGTTCAAGCGGCGAAGCTCGCTCTCGTAGGCGTTATGGACGCGCATCGACAGAGCGCGTTCGTCTTTCTCCATCGCTGCGTCAGCGAGTGTTTGGCGTTGGTGCCAATACGAGTCCATGTTGCTCCTTAGTTATTGTTTTCGTTCGTGCGGTCTGGGACCATCTGCGCGGCCTGCTCGGCACGTTCATCGGCTATGCGCTGCATTTCAGCCTGTGGCGAATCAACACACGACAGAACGGAGAGCTGCGTCTCCTCGGACGTAATGCCGGAGAGGTTGCCCGCAATCTGAGACTCTTCAAGCAGATTCGATGGCAGGTTGCGCGTGAAGGTGGCGCGGACGGTCGTCCATGCCTTAGCGTCTAGGCGTGTATTTCCTGCGTAGTTACACAGAAGCTTCCAACGCCTAGAAAGTGAACGGCGGAACTTCCTCTGCTTTACTACGGCGATATCGCTCATGGCCTGCAGGCGGTACTTGATAGCAATGCCGGAGCTGGTGTCGAACTTCTCGCTCGAGAGGTCTGAAACCATCGACAAAACGAAGATAAGACGCTCCACACGATCAATGAAGTTTTCTTGCGTGCCGTCTGCGTCAGGCTTGGACAGGAACTCAACGGTGACGTTTGCCGCGTCTCTCGAGTCCAGGTTGATGATGCGCGAATCTCTCAGACTCTGAAGCGTCTGTTCATCCAGGCGCGCGCCGAGAATCTTCAGGTATGCGTCAGCGTAGTACTCGACATCGTTAGCCTTCTCGGAGATGGCTTTGTTGTACGCGTTAATGAGCGACATGACGCCCTCGAACAAACCAAGACGCTCCTCATTGTCTACATACTCAACCACGGGCACATCGTCAAAGCCGTGAATAACAGGCTCACCGAAGATGACCTTCGAGCCGTCCATCACGAATGGCGTCTCGAACATGGAATCGTAGAGTGTGCCGCGCAGTGTGTCGCGCTCATTGTCGAAAAGGTTATCGTCAAGCCAGAAACGAACCGCGTAGATGATGTCATTCTCTACGGTGTCATCGCGGACAACAAAGCAATTCATTGGTGTGACAGAGCAAGAACGCGCGAAGGCTTCCTCGTCGCGCCACATCAACTCATAGCCTGCGCCGTAGATGTCGGCAAGCTTGGAAAGTTCAGCGTCCAGGTCGTCGGAATCATTGACCGCGCTCCATACGTCCAAATACTCCGCAAACGCTTCATCGTCTGCCGTTGTGCGGATAGGAACGCCCAAGAAGTAGCCGACCATGGAGTCCACGATCTGTTTGGCGAAGTTGGCCACGAGTCTATTGTCCGGCTTGTATTCTGCCTTTGTCTTCTGATGCAGAATGTCGTGGTCGCCTTCGTATGCTTTGCGTAGGCCGGTCAAGCGGTTAACCTGCTTTGCGCGGTAGTCCACCAAGAGCTTACCGAGAAGCTCTGCGGTCATCTGCGTGTCTTTTGGTAGGCGGTAGCCGCCCCTTGGCTCAAACGTGGAAGCGTTCGCTCCCTTAACGTCAGCACTCACTAAATGCCTCCTCTAAATAGTCGAATGGTCGGCGCATTGTCATGTAAGCGAATAGCGCATGAGAGGGAGTCAGGCGCGTCATCGTGCTCTGCTCCCTCGGTGAAGTCCATGACTTCGTTCCAGTAATCGACGCTAGCCTCGCGGACACTCTCAAGCCTGGACAGCTTGGACCAAGTACCGCGGCCGTACGTCGCAATCTTGATGAACTTGTTGGCGGTCTCTGAGTACGTGTGGACGGGCAGGCCGTATCCGTCGAGCTTGTCGGCCACGTAACCCTTGTCCGCGTTCTTCTCCATGTAGACCGTGCCAAGTCTTAACTCGCGGTGTAGCTCCAAGATGCGCGCCATGCATCTATCGACGTGCGTCTCGCGGTACAGCTCACCGTGGACGTAAGCTTCGTCGCCCACCCACTTGATGCACGTGATAGCTGTACCGTCTGAACCGCCATAAGCCGCATCCACGTGCATGATGCCGTCGTAAAGAAGGCTCTCGTCTTTGAAGGTCTTACAATCGCCCTCGAAGACTACGCCCTCCTCTGCCACGTGGCGCAGTTCGTAGTTAGCCGCGAAGAGTGAGTGCGTCATCGACGCCTTCAGTTCTGTGGCCACATCCACACTCACGAGCCCCGTGGTATCCCATGGCCACTTCTCAGCGGGTGGCATGATGGTGAACGCGTCGTCTTTGTGCCACGGGGTTCCCGTGTTGATGATGCGCCCGCCACGGTTCTTAACGTTTTGCAGTTCGCGGTAAATCTGCTTTGTGCGTTCACGCTCAGCGCGGCTCACACGGTCACGCAGTGTGACGATGTCATCCGTAAAGATGATGTCCCAGTGCTTACCGGTGAGCGAGCCACCAATGCCGATGCCCGTCAGTTGAGGGGAACCGGAGACGTTACACGCAAGACTTGTCGAGATTGCTGTAGAACTTGCCGTGGTCAGCTTCAGTGGCTGGCTGTAGATACTCTGCACAATCTCCTGGGTGAGCGGATGCTCGACCATGCGTTTGACCGCCGCGAGTACCTCCGCGACGTCATTCTCGCCTTTGCGTTGGAATCCCACGGTCAAGTCCGGACGGGTGAGCAATATCAGCCACAGAGCCACCTCGACGCAGGTCGTCTTGTATGAACCACGATGAGACTGAAGCGTCATGTCACCGTGGCCAAAGACCATCTCATGGATCCATTTGTCGTGAAGTCCTTCGCGTAGAAGGTCGTAGCCGAGCTCATGCGCCAGGCGAACCGGGTGCTTGGTCATAAGCGTCGCGAGTGCTCTATCGGTCTCCATCGCTCTCTACCTCGTCAAGCAAACTCTTAAACGCGGCGCTGGCTTCCTTAGCGTTGGCGGACACTTCCATTTGCTGCACAGGTTTCTGTCCGGAAGAATCGCGGACGAACTCAGCCGCGCGCACATCTCCTTCGAGCGCCTGGGTAAGCATGGCAAGCGCCATAGCTTCGCTGGCGGTCACGTTCTTACCCGTGAGCCCTGCAATAGTGGACGCCTCGGACAGCTTACCCGGTTTCATCGGCATGGCGAGAAGATCTAGAAGCGTCTCGCGAATCTCGCGCCTGCGCTTCTGAACCGCGTTAGACTTCGCGGCGCCCTTCTTGCCAATCTCGCTCAGCTCAGCCTTGGTGCGCTGGCTGTTAGGCGTTAAGTTCTTCGCCGCGTTCGGATTGTTTAGTCTTGCCATTCGTGAATAAACTCCTTCACTTATGCATAAAAATGAATATTGAGCTAACAAAAAAGCGCCCTCATTTCTGAGAGCGCCCGAGTCGCTTTGTTAACTTTCGTACATTCCTACGGTATCAAGATAGCACGTTTTAATATGAATATAACTGCAAGATTATGCATGATTTATGAATATTCTTCTTGCTTTATACACAGCTTAGCAATACCCACCGTGTTTGTAAACTCCAAAGAACGTTCGCGCAGCTTGAACGCTTGACGCATGGAAACGTGCGCCCTCTTGGCCGTCTCCGACCACGTGTAACCTTCGACAAAATACAACTGCATCACGAGGGCCGCGTCTTGGCCAAGTGCTTCGCCGATTGTGTTGCACGCGGTGTAACCGTCAAGAATGACGCTCTCCAATTCGTCTAACAAACCCTCTAGAAACGCCTGTGCGGTCATTTCCGCCATACTTACGCGCGCCGTCGGGTCAGAAGTCGAATTCTTAGCTCCTGCGCCGCCAGAAGCCTTCAGAGGCTCTCTGACGGCGTTTAACCTGTTGCGAGCGCTTTTGATGTCTTTCGCGGCCTGCCTAACATTCTCCCACCATTCCAGCCCAGTCATGCCACTACCTCGCCTTTTCCTACAATTCCTCGACCGAGAAATAGATGCCCATGATGTCAGCGTAGCCTTTGTCGAGACTCTCGCTGCAGATAAAGCGGTCGTCTTCAATTATTCCACACCTGGTCAGACAGTCTTCAAACGTCTTCAGCATGTTCGACATGTCCGGCTTCTCCGTCATGGGGCTGCCATCGGGATGCTTGGGGCTCGCAGGGAAGCACCACTTCACCACACAACGCAAAGGTCCGGTGAGTGGCTGGAAGTTTTCCGACACCTTCGTGACCGACTTCAGCCACACGCAAATCAGATCTTCCGCGGTCTTCAATTCGTCCGACTTACGGATTGCGGCGCGCATTCCTTTACCACCGCCCACGATGTACGCCAGAAGGGCGTTATGCGTCACGCTCGGTGGCTTCATGGGCAAGAATGCCGAGAGTCTCCTTTTCGCGCTTTCTGCGGGCTCTCCGTGGCTTGTACGGCCGCCCGCTTTCCTTCTTGTGTCAACCACATCAATCAATCTCCTAATCGTGAATCGTGAATCGTGAATCTCAAAAAAAAATGAACCGCGCCAATTACGCGGGCGCGCGCGGAAGAATCTTTAGCTGTGTGACGCACCACAAGCGTTAGCGAAACACATAGCGTAGGGCGATTGGCGCGCGCCCTTGGCGCCAATTGCCTAGCTTGTGGGCGTACACACACGAAGATGACGAAAAATCACCCTTGTGAAGAAAATCGGCTTATATACCTATATAAGCGGTACGCCGTTTTTCTTCACATTACTCATCTTCATCGTCTAAAAAGCCTTGTTCAGCTGCGGAAATGGCATCAAAATACACGGTTATTTTCTTTTTTCGTCCACGCCAGCCCTCAACCTCAATTTTGCGCTTTTCGATGGCGCACCAATCGCTGTCCGCCCACCTCTGAATGCTCCGAATGTTTGGCTTCACTTCATACCCCTCCGGGTCTATGCGCGTGCCGATTCGTTCTAACAGATCCTCTTGGGTGACGTAGCCATTATCGTCCGCGCACCCGTCCGCTACCGCCGTGTCGTAAGCGTCCTGCATGAGCTCCGCCGCCTCCTTCTGGATGCGGTGGTTCTTCGCCAGCTTACTTTCGCGTCCCTTGGCAAACGGGTCAGCTCCTTCCGTCTCAAACTTGGCGAGCATGCCCGTTGGGTCGTCGTAGAACCGTGGCCACTTGAAGATGACGTCGCGCTCTGGCGGTGTCGGAAAGCTCCTCGTGGTCATGGATACGCGGTAAGCCGGACAATCGTTCAAGCGTGTACGTCTGAACTCCTCCGGAATCTCCAGCGGCGTGAAGTCACACATTGAGTCCGCGTCACGTGCATAGACGCCAGAGCCACTCATGCGGTCCATTGCCTTCTTCTGGCCGGCTGTACCCTTTGGATGGTGGTGCGCATAGACTACAGCGCATCCGCACTCCTCCGTGATACGGTCGATGGCGTTCGTGAACTCTGCAACCATGCGCGAATCGTTATCGTCTCCGCCGTTGACCTTATAGACCGGGTCAACGATGACCATGGTGAAAAATCCCTTCTCGCCATGTGCTAAAACACGGCGAATCAGTATCGGCGTTAAGTCCTTCATAAGGCGAGCCTTGCCGCGCAGATTCCATGAATAAAAATTGGTCTTTAAATCATCGAGTGCGCCAGGCTGTTTATCACCATGACGAGCATCCCAAACCGTGTGGAGACGTTGTCTAAACTCATTCGCTTCAATCTCCAGATTTACGTATAAAACGCGTCCTTTGATACATGGCATACCCAGCCACGTACTACCCGTGCAAACCGCCTCGGCTAAGTCAATGAGCGCGTAGGATTTGCCCATCTTAGAGTCGCCCGTTAGAATCATCTTCTGGCCCTGGCGCAGAAGTCCCGCGCCCTCAATACCAATAAGCGGTGCGTTGAGCTCCACCGGCTCGTCCCAGTCTGAACAGTCGGCTTCGTCTGGCAAATCGTCTTCAGATTCGTCTGCCCACTTCTCCCATTCGTCCCAATCTTTACAGCCAATGTTGAGCTTTAGAAGTCTCTGACGATTCTCGCCACGCGTGATGCCTGGCATACGTGAGAGACGGCTTGGATTCTTGTTGGCCATATCTGGCGAGAACTTACGGCGAGCGCAGAACTGATAGAGCTTCTCTACGCGCTTTCTGTACAAGTTTTCATCCGTGCCCGCGTCAATGTGGACGATAGCGTGAACGCTCTTGTTGCCGCTTGATACCACAGCTACACACGGAAGCTTCATCGCCTGAATCATGCCAAGCTGTTTTTCTACTTCTAGCGTGTCAGACTCAACAAGGGCGTATCTAAACTCGGTAATGTTTTGGTTGGAGCGTCCCTTACCGTCAACCGGATTAAAGCAGATCCATGCGCCCGCTTCTGGATTCCAATCGCCCAGCACTTTGCCCAAGTCTCCGTCGCACTTGGCGAGCTCCTCTCGAAGCTCGCCTGCGTTTCTGTCCCAATGGCCACGCTTGGGCATATACTTGCCGTCTTTTTCATAGACCTCATTGACGTAGCACACACGGTCGGAATCCTCAAACACTGCCGCCAGGTAGTCCGATAAGTCTTTAGCCTGGTCCCACTCGCCGTCCATAACATCAACGTCAACTTCGTCTGCCCAGTCTGGTGTAATGCCGAAGGCGTCGCCCGGGTCGATGATTTCATCATCCCAGCCAATGGCGTAACTCTTCGTGCCTGGCGACCATCCACGAGCACGCGCGAATGCGATAATGGTTCCGCTTTTAACGCGTGACGGTGAACGGCCGAAGCTCTTCCACTTACGCTCACACTCGCCCTCGTGATAGCGGTAGATGTCCATACGGCTCCACGCGTCCCAGTCCTGCCATGTAAAGCCTGACTCATGGAGCGCCATGCCACAGTCCACCCACTGTTGATAATCAAGCTCGGAGGGGTCTATCCAACTAAGCGCTTCCAGGAGGTCTTTGTGGTCGTCTCTATTCCCCATGGTTGTTCACCACGCCAATGAGTGCTTGATAGAAAGGCCTGATTTTCGCGAACGCCGCATTCAGTGACATATCGACGACTTCAATACCACACGCCTCGGCCACACGGTTTTCAATCTGCGCGCCTTTGCTCTTCGTCCATCCAGGGAGAAGAATCATCACCTCATACATTGGGTAATATGGTTCGTCTTCGCCGTCTCTGACCCTAAGCGATAGAGCCTGTAGACATGTGGCCATGGCGGCCTCGTATGGAGTGTTTGAAGGTATTTCTATGGCTGGGTTGAACACCATGCCATCGCTTACCTTACCCAGAACTTTCTCCATGAAGACAAAGGGACATCTGTAATCCTTCACGCCTGTGATTGGTCCAGACAGGTACACGTTTCTACCTTTGAGAAAATAAAGGTCGCTCTCCGTGACACTTTCTGCAGCAAGCTCCGCAAGCTTGTCGGTGTATTCATCGAGATTCATTACTTCTCACCTTCTTCAGGATCTATTGCATCGATTACTTTGTTCAACAGTTCTGCTCTCTTCTCTTCGTAATTTGGAATATCAAGATTTCTTTGAAAGCAGAACTCATAAGCCTGTTGCAGCATATATTCAGCTCCTTTTGCTCGCTCAATCGAAAGCATCCACGCAACAGCACCTTCAACGCCTTCTCTGTACGCCTTAGCCCATAGAATGTTTAAGAATTCTGTATCGAATGCAGACATTCCGATTTCTTCAAGATCCATTAGTCCCTCTTCCGGTTTAGGTACATGCCGCCGAACATAAGAAAACCGCCAATAAGCACTCCAAGGCACATATTCAATGCGCCGTAGTAGTAATCCCAGTTTGGGTCGCCTGTATTTGGTAGTGCGGCTTTCTTTGCCTTCTTAGCTGGCTTGGCTGGCTCGGGCTGTGGCTCGGGGTCGCTATCCTGTGGCGTTGGCACTGGCTCTGGTGTTGGCTCTGGAGTAGGTGGAGTCTCTGGCTGTGGCTCGGGTGTCTCCGGCTCTGTTGGTCGATTGTCGCCGTTGCCATTGCCACCGCTGTCCTGGCTAACGTATTGATAGTGCGAACCCTGCGTTGTCTCGCGGCTCTTTAGCTGAATAGAGTTCGAGGTCGTCTCTGTGCCTTCTGTCTCGTAATACATGAAGTATTGGTTGCCTTGGAAATCAACGCTCGACAAGTCCCACGTGAACGTATTGCCGTTAATGGTTGGCTCGGGAACGTTGACGCGCACCCAGCTTGCGGGGTCAATGTTGCTGTATGCGTCCATATGAACGCGGTAGAGCCTAAATGAGCCAGGAATAATGCGCGTACCTTCTTGCGCGGTATCCTCTAGTACAACGTTCGTGAGGTTATCCGCTGCGTGGTTGAGTCGCACCGACCATTCAACTGTTCCGTGGTCGGTTTTAACGCCCCATTTGGCGATGACTTCGTGCTGGATAATGCCGTAATGCTTTGTCTCGAAGCTAGTTTCTACGACCTGTCCCGTTGCTTCATCGATAAGCCTTAGCGTGGTTGTTCCTGCCGCTGCGTCATCCTTAACGTGAGCCGCAAGCCAAAGCGTACCTTGCACGTTTTCTTTGCCGTTGACCCATGATGTGTAAGTGATCGTGATGCGTCCGGGGGTTACTTGCGCTGTTGCCATAACGGCACCGTCTGGCGCGTAAATGTCGAAGCTTGCAGCGTTAGTTGCTGGGAAGTCCAGGATGTCAGGGATAGCTAGCGAGAACGTGTCGCCCTCGTGGACTTCACCTTGTGCTTGCCAAGAAGCGGTCAAGTAGATGTCTTGGTTCGTGAATGCAGAGGTTAAGTCCTGCTTGTTTTTGTCGGTAACTCTAAAGCCTGTAATCGTGGTCGGTACCGTCTGAGCCTGTGCGAGTGCTGGAACAAATACCAGTACCGCAAAGACAGCAACAGCCAGCCATTGAAGAACCTTCTTCATGGTTAAAGCCTTTCTATTAGGTTTTGAAAAATGGGGAATTAAAATAAATCGTTATTTATTTGGGTCGTACGTTGCGGGGTCAATGTCGCGCGGAACAATCCAGCGGTTCATTGCCAAGCGGCTCATTATGTGGCTGGCTTGCTCAAACGTCCAAAGCCCCGGATGCTGGAAGCCCTTACGCTCCAACATGCGCACCTGCTTAGGCGTGGCCAAGTGTGCATCAATGCGTTCGTGTGCCTTCTTTAGCACTAACTCCGCATATCCCTGCGTCATGCCTGCCGGGTCAATGCCAAGCTTCTCCAACTGCTTGGATTGTGTGTCTGTGGCGGGGTTTTCTTCCCACGCAAACGATGGCTCGAAGGTCTGTAGATCTAAGTCGCAAATACTGACCGCGTACTGCAGAGGGTTCACGAATTGCGCTTTACGTTTACGCATACGCTCCAGCTCTGCCGCCACTGCAAGCTCGCGCTCCAGGGCTACATCTTGCTCGGCGATTGGTTCTGCGCCTAAGAGATCTATAGCGCACCCAGCCTCCTGCGTCATTTCAGTAATGCGCTTGGCTACTTCGTCAGACGTGGCAAATAGTGCTGCCGGGCGTACCAGATTATGGCGTCCAGTCATCCACAAGAAATCGAGCAGAAGAAGCTTCTCCTTGCCTGTCTCAGGCGATAGGCGCGTACCACGGCCGACCATCTGAACATATAGACTTCGGCTCTTGGTTGGACGAAGGCACACGATACAGTCCACCGCGGGACAGTCCCAGCCTTCCGTGAGTAACATAGAATTGCAGAGTACTTGATACTTTCCGCGATTGAAGTCTGAAAGAATCTCCTCGCGGTCTTCGCTTTGGCCATCCACTTCGCACGCCGTGAGCCCGCGCTCGATAAGCTTCTCTGTGAACTTCTTGGCCGTTCTAATAAGCGGCAGAAACACCACTGTCCTTCTGTCTTGGCAGCGCGTAACCATAGCGTCCGCGATTGCGTCCAGATACGGCTCTAGGGCGTCTCCAAGCTGTCCCGCTTGGTAGTCTCCATGCGTCACTGATACGCTCGACAGGTCAACCTGTAGAGGTACCATTTCCGCTTCAATGGGACACAAATACCCGTCATTGATGGCGTGCGTCATGTCGTACTCGTAAGCGATGGAGTCGTACACTTCGCCGAGGTCTTTGCGGTCTGCTCTGTCGGCGGTTGCGGTAACGCCCAAAACGTTGGCGCTCTCAAAGTGGTCGAGGATGCGGGTGTAGCCTTCCGCGAGTGTGTGGTGAGCTTCATCAACCACGATACAGTCGAAGGCGTCTGGCCTAAACTGTGACAGCCGGCTCTCGCGCATAAGCGTCTGAACCGAACCAACCGTGACCGACGTCCAGGAGTTTAAGCTTGTATTCTCCGCTTTTTCCAGTGCACATTTCAGATTGGCAGTTTGCTCAATCTTCGTCGCGGCTTGCTCTAGAAGCTCACCGCGGTGCGCCAGGATAAGGGAACGCCCGCCGCGTGATGCCACACGACGGACGACCTCGGCGAAGCATATGGTCTTACCCGTTCCGGTTGCTTGAACCAGCAACGTGCGCTTTCGACCTTGCTCCCACTCTCTAAACACTGACTCCACCGCCTCGACCTGATAGGGTCTCAGCTCCATAATTACAACCCCTGATACTGGCTAGGCTGTGGCGCTACCTGCCCAGGTTGTACAACGCTCTGTGCAGGAATTGTGGCCTGCTGTGGCTGTGGTGCATACACTGGCTGAGCCTGTGGTTGTGGCTGAGCGTAGTATGCAGCGGGAGCGGCCTGTGGCATTGGAGCTGGCGCGGGTGCGGCTGCAGGTGCGTTTGCTGGATCTGGAACGATAAAGTCGTCCACTTCGTTGTAATCCTTGCCATTGTAGACGCGCGTCTTAATCTTGCACTTGCCGCTCTTGCCGATGATATTGTTCCAGTCAACGTGGAACTTCTGGCCTGAAGTGCTTCCCGCTGGCATGTCGCCGATAGCCTTTGCGAACTTGGAAAGCTTGAAAGCCACCGTGCTGGACAAGAACAAGTTAGTAAATACGGTGGTCTCCTGGACGCCATTGGAACACCTGAGTGTCAGCTTGGCCATAGAACATGCGTCCATCTTCTCGCTGCCGTCGAAGTGGCCACGTTCAAAGCCTGTGATGGTGAAGTCGTAGACGCCAGGCGTGAGCAGAACAAACTCTGGCTCTCCTGGGTCGATAATCTCGTCGTCCCAGCCGATTGCGTAACCTTTAGTACTAGCCATGTTTTCTCCTTTTTCTAGCTAATAAATACCGATTTAATTGAATGGAACAGGCGCGCTCTTTGCCGCTTCAACGGCGCGCGCAGGCAGGATGTACTTGTTCATGACGGTGTCCCAGCCACTCACGAGGTAATCTGCGAAGCCTTCCGGGTAGTCCACAGGCGCGCACTCTGCGGGGAAGTTGCCCGTCTTGCCGACAGCGTCTCGAAGCTCTGCGTCTGTAACTTTGTTGGCCACCATCAGATCTACAAGCTTCTTCATACGCTCCGGGTAATCTGGCGCGCTGTATTCGCTTGTTGTGGCTGTTGTGGTCGGCTCAGTCTGTACGGGTGCAGCTGGCGCGGCTGGCGCGGCTGGTGCAGCTGGAACGGTTGGCGCGGCGGCTGGCGCGGTCTGTGGAGCTGTAGGAGCCACCGGAGCTGCTGGAACGGCTGCAGCTTGCTCTGCCACCATGTCCGGGATAACCGCGCTAAGTTGCGCTGGCATCTCGCCCAGCTTCAGCGGAAGCTCGTCAGGCAATCCGAAGCGATTCTTTGCGTCCCATGTGGGAGCGTGCGTGGTACGAATAACACGCGCTCCGCCTGTCGCCTTAGCCTTGCCGGCCTTGTTTGTCTCGACGTAAGTCTTATAGTCACAGAAAAGGACCATGTCCGCCCACTCTTTTACCATGGGCGAGACTTGCTTTGTGAGCTTCAACTCGAAACGGTCATAAGCACCTGACTCGTCAGGACGCTCAAACTTTCGCATGGTTGAGTGTCCCAGGACTACAACATTAATGCCTGAAGCCGCGATGTCCGTGAGATAGTCGAGCAAGCGACCAAACTCCTCTTGAAGGATGGTATAACCTTTACCATAACCCCATTCTTCGATGCTCTTCTTACCGTCGCGCGCCATGATGTACTCCGCGCACATGCGCTCGGCTGCGTCCATGGTGTCGATAACTACCGTAGAACACGGAATCTCGCGGTTCTTGATGGCCGTAAGTTCCGCGCGAAGCATCGACCAGCTTGAAGGTGATTCAAGTCGTACGACTGGCAGCTGGTTTGTGCCACCCTCCAAATCGATGAAGATTGGGTTTGGCCACATAGCCGCAAGCGTGGACTTGCCAATGCCCTCGGGGCCGTAAATCAGCGTTTTGATAGCGGTACGCTGCACACCGCTAATGACGTTAAACTGTGCCATTAGAGTCCCTTCCACTGTTGAGTTGCTGGTTGCGTGTCTGTGGTTGGCTGAACCGCGTCGCCGTCCCAATCAAGCGCGTGGGACTTCTCCGGAGCTGGCTCTGCGATGTCTTGGCCTTCAATGCGACCGTCCACAATTACCACGGTGCAGGAGTCGTCAGTGGCCACGCGGGTGCCGATGATCTGCAGTCCCTCACTCTTCGCCCACTCACCGAATTTCTTGAGCTCGTCAGTGTCGAACTGCTCAAGCTTATCGACCAACACAAAGCCACACTCTGGCTTAGTGGTGCGAACGATTGCGGTAGCTACGACCAACTGCTCTGCTCCGCTCATGTCGCCCCATGTATGATCCTTGTAGGTGAGCGCGCCCTCGTCATCAATGGACAGCTCCGGCAGTGGTAGTGGTGCGCCGTCAAGCAGTCCGCGGCGCTTTGCGCGCAAATCTTCAAGCTTCTGTGTAAGACCGTCGTACTCCTGCTCTACGCGCAGGGCTTCGGCGTCCGCTTCTGCCTTGGCTTGGTTATCGCGCACATGATTGTTAATCGTCTCAATGTTTGCGATGGACGTCTCAATCTCTTCGGTGCTTTCAAGTACCAGCTCGGCGGTTGTTTGTGCTAGAACCTTCGCCTTTTCTTCAGCTTCCTCGGCTTCCTTCGTGCGTCTAGCCAACTCAGCGCGCGCTTCTGTGAGTTGGCGCTCTAGGTCTGCCACGCGCATATTGGTGGCACTTACCGCCGTGCGTGCAAACTCCGCTTTCTTTGCGGTGTCTTCCGCGTCTTGCTTGGCTTTTAGCTTCTCGCCGTTGCGCGCCAGGATTGCTTGCTGCTCCTGGATAAGCTCGGCGGCGCTTACAGGCGTGGCTGGCGCGTCATCATGGTGTGGAAGCTTCTCAGCGTGTGCGCGCTTTGCCTTGGCGTCTCGACCAACCAGTTGGCGGTCTTGGAAGGTTGCGCGAATTGAACCGTCAATCTTCGCGAGCTCCGCGTCAATGCCAAGCGTCTGCAGAAGCGCGGTTGCTTTGTCGGCGTCTGAGCTGTTCATGAAGCGTGGAATATTGAGCGCCAGTTGGCTGATGAAGTCGTTCAGTAGTTGCTGGCCGGCTTTCTTGCCCGTCGTATCGGTAACGTGAAGCGAACCGTTCTTACCCTTACGCTCAACCACGATGCCGTTAGACAGCTCAACGCGCAGCCTTGCGGGTGTTGCTCCGCCTTTACGGTTTGGATCGGCTGGCTTCATCTTGTCGCCGCCCAGCGCCCATGCGATGGCGTCAAGTACGCTCGTCTTGCCCTGGGCGTTCTTGCCGCCGATGACCGTGAGACCGTCCTGGGCTGGTTCCAGCTCGACGGCGTGAATACGCTTGACGTTTTCAAAGTCAAGCGATGCGATTTTTACACTCATATACTACCTACTCTCTAATTCTGTTTTGTTAATCCAATGGATCATGACTGCCGCGGATAAAAGCGCGACTAAAAATGCAGGCGCGAAGCCAAACTTCCACATCAGCCACAAGATAATGAGCGGCGTAACACCGCACAGGCTCATGGCCACAAACAGCTGCGGGATGAACCTCTTTGCCTTACCTGCTAAAATAGAGAGGTCAAACGTCTGGTGAGATTTGTTTGACCCGCTCCTGCGACTCTGCAAAGTCGTGGGAGCACTTTTTATTGCTTTCAACTCTTAAACCTCCATCTCGCGCATCCATTTAAGAAGTTCAGCCTTCTTGATGCGACGACCGCGAACGTAACCATGTGGCAGAAGGCTTTTAAGCTCTCCGCGCTTGATGGCTGTACGAATAACTACTCGCGAAAACCCTGAAATAATCGAAGCTTCGGCCACTGAAACCGTTAACTTCTCAGGCGTCTCTGTTGCTATGGCCATGTAACCTCCTATTCCTTTTCGTTAACGATGACGTTGTTCACCTTGCACCGCAGCGCGTGGCAGATTTTGGAAAGAGTCACAAACTGTGGCCCCTTTGTAAATCCAGTCTCTATATCGGCGATGGTTTGATAAGAAACGCCAGTTTTTCTGACGATGTCACTAATGGACATCCCTCTGTAGTTACGAATTGCTTCGAGTCTCTTTCCGTCAATTCGTTCCATGTGCCTCCTCTCTATTTGTCGATTTAATAGGTCTACTAGATGGCGGGCGTCACCGGCTCCCCCGTCTCACGTCACATCTAGCTATTCAGCTTTCAAGGTTCAACAATCAGATCGTGCAGTGGTGCTTAGTGGTTGGCCACGACGTCTTCGTCAACGACATCGGAGACCGAGCATCCGATTGCTTTGCAGATAGCAAGCAAAGTGTCGATGCGTGGAAGATGACGATTAACCTCGGCGTTCAAAATTGCCTGCTCGGTTACACCGCTCTCGTACGAGATCTGGCGCAGTGTCTTTCCGCTTGCCCTGCGAAGCTCGCGCAGCTTCTGTCCGTTCATGTTTTCACCTCCTCTAATTTACCCGATTGGGTAACTGTATAAGTTTATATACCTGTTTGGGTAATAGTGCAAGAGAATATTGCAAAAAATTTTTATTGTGGGTAAATTATGTATATTGATATTACCAAGGAGGGTAATAATGACCATCGAAGAGTGTCTCCGTCAGTTCATGATTGATGACTACGGCAGTGTTAAAAGATTCGCCGAGTCTATTGGATTGCCACCGACCACGGTATATAACGTCTTAACGCGCGGAATTAGTGGCTCTGGCTTTGAAATCGTCCAGAAGATATATAACACGCTCGGACTTCATTACACGGTCAGAGGATTTGAAACGGACTATGACTACGAGGATTTACGTGCCAAACGTGACGAATATCTAAATAAAAGAAATGGCGGATTTGTCGAGGTTCCTCTTCTTGGCCATATTGCTGCAGGCATCCCAATAGAGATGGACGTAGTCGAGACCACTGTACTTTGTCCAGCTGAAATTCGCCGCCGCCATCCTAACGCGTTTTTCTTGACGGTCGATGGCGAGAGCATGAACAATGTCCTGCCAAATGGATGTTATGCGCTAGTAGATCCGGAGAAGAAGTCTCCCGTTGTGGATGGAACGGCGTATGCGGTCTGTGTGAACGGATACGACGCGACCATCAAGCGTATCAAGCAACTGGAGAATGGCGTGGAGCTTATCCCAGACTCTAAGGACCCTACCTTCCACGCCCAGGTCTACGATAAGACGGTAGAAGGGACTGAGTCCATCACGGTCATCGGCGAGGTGGTGTGGTATTCCATCCCGTTCGACTTCAAGATTTAAGCAATAAAAAAGCTCCCCGCGTCCGCCAAGACAATACAGGGAGCAAGCCACCACCGAAGGAGGCAATGAACATATTATGCCACGAAAAGCGATGCGCAGTAATTGGGGCAGCGTAACTGAAATCGAGAAAAATAAACGCTACCGCATTCGGTATTGGTCGGAAACGTCTAAGGGGTATCGCCGCGCGTCTGAGACGGTACGCGGTACTAAGCGCCAAGCATACGACAGACTGGCCGAGCTTCGACTCAACCACTCAGAAGACGCACCAGCGCCCACGCTGGCACAGGCGTGGTCTATGTGGGTGCTGCCACGCTTGGAGGAGCGTCTCGCGGCTGGCGACCTCTCAGCGGCAACCATAGACGCGTACAAGCGCACCTGGCGTCTTATGTTTATAGATCATAGACGCGACAAGAACCCCGTCAACACAGTTCGTCCGTTGGTTGTGCAGTCGTGGTTCGACGAGATGACTATCTCACACGCGAGAAACGCGAAAGTTATTCTCAGGCTTATATACTCAGAGTGTGAACTCCGAGATATCTGTTCCGCCGATATTGCTAGACGTCCCTACCATATGCCGAAGAATGGGCCAAAGCGCGAGAATGGTATCTGGGCGCTTGACGAACTACATAAGCTTTATGGATCTATCCGTGGTACGTACTTAGAGGCGTGGTTTATCGCGGCGGCTTTCGGTGGTGCGCGCGTTGGTGAAACGTTGGCCATCAGAAACGATGAAATTGAACTGGTCGAGTTTGACGGTGTTCCCGTGGCCATTATTCCAATTACCAAGCAGATGACACAGAAGCACGGCGTGTCTAGCCGCCTAAAGACCACGCAAAGCGTTCACGCGTCTGTTGTTCCAGGACCTCTCGGAGCGCGTCTCTATGAGCTTGTACAAGCGTCTGATGATGAATGGATATTGCAAGGGCCAAGAGACAGGCCGATGACACAATATCATCTGTTCAATGTGTGGCGGCCGTTAATCGAGCAAGTGGGTGGCATTCCCTATCGCCCCGTGAGCCGCCTGCGTAATTCATGGCAAACATTCACCCACTGGGAGCTAGGCGTCGAGCGTGAGAAGATTGAGCGAATGATGGGCCATAAAGGCACAAGTGTCACGGAGATTCACTACGATAAACCAGAAGCAGAAATGCTCGCGAAGACTATCGCCGTCGCATACAAAGCCCATCCATATGCAAAAAATTGGGACGAATTGGGACTTAAATAA